CACATAGCATCTACATTGTATTGATAGATTGCCTTGTCTTAGATCTGTTGCTAGGTCGTCCCTGTCCTCGTTTGAAGTCACTACCAGTATGGCAGGAAATTGTGTGATGGCAAGTTTCTGCACATCAAACTTGTCTCTGGACACATGAGCCACAGCCGGATCTGTCATATTCTCCAGTTGATCAACTATGTTCTTTGTGATGTTTTCTCTTGCCGACATTATCTAATTAAACGCCCCATATGAAATGATTGTTTTTCAGCATCCGTGAATGTTCCTGAACTATCAAGATCGTAATGGACGCCGTCTCTTAAAATAAGATCAAATTCTTCTTCAAATTTTGACTTGTAGTAATTCATCTTATTTGTGAAAGCATCACCATCAGGATCAAAAGTAGATAGTCTCGGATAGATGTAATATGCCAACACATGATACACGGCCGCTCTCACGAACTGATTAGCATTTAACTTGCTGTTTGTAAGTTTGTGATTACCGCCAACGGCACTGATGTCGTTGGTTCCGTATTGTTGTGTGGGCCACCATTTTATATTGAGTAGTCTAATTATGTCGTCGAATGTCTTTTCGTGTAGGTCTGAAAAGTCCTGTATTCCGTATTTGTGAATATCAGGTTCATATTCTTTGATGTTGTTGTCTGTTGCGAATGTCGCCATCTTAAAGTCCTTCTTTAATGTATTACTATCAAGTCCTGCTTGATATTATTATTTATTGTAGTTTTTCTAAGAACTGTTTTATTGTTATAACCGGTATTGTGACATCAGGCTTATCATCATTGACCACGAATATGTTGTTGTCTGTTTTATTCATATAGAATAGATGCTTGATACAATGATTAGTATGTTTTAAAGGTTTTGCCTTGCCTCTGATGTCACCATAGTCATAAACCGTGTCTTTTGTTATGCCCCAGTCACAGCCTAATACATAGATGTTTTCATTTTTCCTGTCTGTGAGATTGTGTGCCAGTTTGATTGCCAGTATGCCTGAATTTTGTGCATCTACTTTGAACTTACCTGCGATTGGTTCTACACGATGCCATTGATTTGGTGTGGCATAGTAGTTCCTTGTCCAGTATTTCACATTGTCCTGTCTTACAAGTTTTTTCATCATAGGTCGATCGAAACAACACACATGATCCACTTGTCGATCATTCAAGATGTAGTTGCAACCTATCTCGATTTTCTGTCTTGGTAAGGTGTTGGTTAGGTTTTGTCTTGATGGGCCGTTGAGCCAAACTATTGTTGCCATACTGTTATTTAAAGATAAAAAAAAGGCCCCATATTTCTACAGGGCCTTTTAACATATGAGCGAGGATTATCTCCCTACTATGATATAGTTGCGTCCGTTGGCACTTTGATACCGTATGTGTCATGTAATTCACTCACGCCATATGTGGCAGTGCAAATTACCTCAGTCGCTCTGGCACTTTCGTCCCTCTGCGTTCTGATTTGGATATCATTACCGATTGCTAAACCTAAGGCGTCTCTTGCGAATACACCATTAACGCATGATGTAGCCGAGTCAGCCACAACATTTGAAGATTCAAAGATATCGATACCTGCGATTCTTCCCACATAACCTTCAGTCATTGCTTCGTTTACAACGCCCGTGTTACCTTGTGGAACGAATGTAGATGTCATTACTTTCTTCATGTTGAAGATTGACGCCGGGTTGAACACACCGAAGTATGGTCCTGGCACACCTGCATTTTTAAGTTTTGCCGCCGCCGCGAATAAGTGAGCCGCTGTCATCTCTGATTGAGTGTCAGTTGCGTTACCTAGTGCGAAAGTTGAGAAGCCTGAGAATAGAGCAGTTAAGTCCTGGTCCATTTTCTTAGCAACAGCCTCACCGAACAATTTTCCTAAATCAGCGATCACATTTGAACTTGAAAAGTTAAGAGACAAGTCCGAAACATTTGTTCCGATACCTGCTTCTGCTAATGTGATATCTTTTTTAGAAGTAGAAATTGCACCTAGTGTGATGTCGTCTGCTTCTGTTAATGCCGCCGCTGTTTGCGCCGGGTAGATTGGAACCTGTAAAACTTTTCCTGCGTTTCTTGGCACAGTGAAGTTTTTTACAAGGTTTCTCATTACTGATCTTTCTGATGCAACGAACATCGCCTCTTGGACGATGGGTGCTAAAAGATCATCTAATGTTGAAGTTAATGATTTGATTTCTCCAGCCATTATTCTTCTCCTTTGTTTTTAGTTGTTAATATTACCTTATGCCTTGTTTCTTACGATACTCGGCGTAAAGTTTCCTGTGTTCTGGATTTGTCATATCCAGTTTAGCGATATCAACATCTAGAGGAGCATCAGTTTGTGTGTTAGATTTACTACCGCCACCTGCTGGTCCGGCCTGGACGAAATGAGGATTGCTCTTTAAGAACTCTTCTACTAATCCATCTACAGACAAGGCTTCACCTGTGTCAGAGTATCTTGTTTGTCCAGTCTTAGAATCGACTACTTCTACATCACCGGCTTCTGACATTCTAACTTGTTCTCTCACAAGTCTCACGACTTGTTCAGGACTGATCGCTCTCTTTGTTGAAGCACTATTCAATAACGCTCCATCAACTTTGATCTTTGTCAGTTCACCTGTGAGTGAATTAATCCTAGCATTGGCTTTCTCAGCCTGTTGCTGTAAGATCTTTTCAAACTCACCTTTCCTTTTTTGCTCGGCCATTGTGGCCTGTTCTTCTTTAGCAATTAAGGATTGATACTTCTCAACATCTACACCGTCGAACTTTCTTAACACCTTTGATTCTTCAGTCTTTCGAACTTTGGAAGCAATGGCATCAACTTGTTCTTGTGTATAGGTTTTAGGTTCTGTTGATACCTCATCCTGCGATGGAGTATTTTTTATGACTTCCGGTTGAACAGCAGTGGTTTCAACTTTAGTGTCTGTCAATGATTCTTCTTGTGTCATCGTCACTTTCTCCTTTTTTGTTTAGGTCTGATCTGACCCGTTGTGTTTATATTTACCGCTCATACGACCATCTTTGTAGTTAAAAGGATTGATAGGTTCCTTTCCTTCGTTCTGTGATGGAGCATAGAGCGACAGCAATTCAAGTCCAAGGGCGTGTGCCACAGACTTGATATTAACAAGAGCCTTCCTTGCCCTTGTGGCAAATCTCATAGAAGGGTTCTTCATTAATTTCTCTTGATTGGAAAAATATTCCAAACATAATTTTTTGAATTGTTCGTGTCTCGCTGACTCGACTGGTTGTCTATATAATCTTCTTTTCATTAAGGTCTGTATGACGGATCAAGAAAGAGTGCCATCAGCACTAACAAGGTCAAGAGTATCAATGTGAATCTGTAATCCATTACTATCTACCTCCATGCTTTTAGACTCCAGTATGCTGGCGAAAGACTTTTCTGTCCTTTGACCGCTCGTAGTATTGGTGTGAATCTTGCTATGAATGATTTCTTCCTTGCTGGTATGTTTTTCTTGATGCTCATACCTTTCTGGCCAAACCTTACCACATTCACTTTGCCTGTTGATCTGTTTCTCACATAGACAGCACTTTTCTTTGATGCGTTTGGCGTCCTGAATGGTTTGTTCAGTGTCACTGTTCTGCCTTGATACTTTGCCATTGTTATCTTCTCCTATTTGTATATGAAAGGATCTCTTTTCTTAAGTTTTTCAATCTTGTTGTAGTATTCGCTGTCCCACCAACTCAGTTCATTGTCATCTATGTTCTTGAAGCCGTTGTTCCTGTCTATGAATTTGTAATCTAGTTTTTCAATCTCGAATTGTGCCAACCACATAAACACTTTCTTGATCGCGAAAGGTTTGCAGGAATACACATCCAATTGAATCACGCCTGATATCCAACTATGTAAGGTTATTGAACTGGTGTCTATGATTGCCACCGAACTATACCCTTCATTGCCGTCTTTGTCTGACCAAGCGGTGTGTGGTCCTGACAGGATGTTCATGTCAATTGCCTTGATAAGGCTTTTCATCTCGTCATCTATCTTCTGCCTGTCTCTGAACAGGGGTGGAGCATTTACTTCTGCTCTTACTATAAGGTGTTTATGATCTAGTGTTGGGTTCATTGGTCTATGTAGACATTTCCTATTCGTTGTCGTGCTTTATTTAAGGTCTGTTGATCCTGCTGTATTAGAACCGGCACAGGTGTTGAATGTTTTTTGTGTATGGGGTGTGAATACAACCATTCCTCATTTTTGGTCCAAGTGTTCAATCTATAATGTATGTTGCAGAGTGTCCTGCTACTGGCGTTGGGGTGTATCCATACCCTGGCCACATAATCGCCCAGTGGCACGATGTTGTGTTCACCACGCCACCTTCGTATGTCAATCTTCTGTTTGAGCCAGTATGCTTTGCTCCAAGGACACACGGATGTGATTGAAGCAAAGTATTCTAACCAATTAACCTCTTCGTTTTTTCTTGCCACCACGAGATTTCTTGCCCATTCTTTTTGGTGCAGTGTAGGGACTACTCATCTTCCTACTTCCGCTTTTTGCTTTTTTGGCCATTTGCTGGTCCTCCTATGTTTAATTTGTTTGCCCACCATCCGACCCAATCCTTAAAAAAGCATTTCACCTTTCGAGAAGACTTTCGTCTCAACTGCTCTAGAAGTTTTTCAATCTTGTAGATTCTTGTTTTTAAGGAATTAGTCTTGCTGGGTTTCATTACCAAAGTATCCTGCCATCTCTGGATGAAGTTGTTTGATCTGTTCATCCGTATAACCCTGTTCTACCATCTCTCTTAGATGTTTGACCATGTCATCTACATTGGCCATTGGTGGATGGTCTGTTGTAGTGTTTAATGGTTGTGGGTTGGTCATATCTGCTAACTCGTCTTCGTCTTTGGCAAGTATTTCTTTGGTTTTGTTGTCTATGATTTGTTTCACATCAGGCGAGGCATTCATTGAATCTCTCTGTGTGGCCGCCGCCTTCTGTAA